CGGCCGTCGCGCCCGGCTTCGAGCGTCTGCATGATCGAGAAGGCCGAGTCACTGAATCCGCCGAACTCGTGCCGGTTGCCCGACCCGGTCGGCATCATCGACGCCTCGTACCCCGCGAGGTTCCACGCGTAGACGGGAACGTTCGCCGGTACCGCTTCCGACACGTTGCCGATGCCGTACCCGAAGGTGTAGGCATTGCGGCGCATCGTCTGCATGTCCGTGAAGATCACGACGCGGTCGTGACCCGCGAACGTGCGCTGCATCGACTCGGCGATGCGCGTCCCGTGCCCGGCTTCGCCAACGCGGGCGACGAACTGCTTCGTCTGCCCGAGCACCGACCCGCCGTAGGCAAGCTCGTGCTTGAAGACGCCGTCGCCGAACCCGTACAGGTCGACCTTCGCAGCAGCGCGCGCGAGCGCGACGCCGAAGAGCGCGGCGACATCGACGTACCGCATTCCCGAACGATCCGAGAGTGCGCTGCCCATCGATCCCGACGTGTCGACGAGCACGAGCGTGCGGCCGGACAGCTTCGGGATGTTCGCCGTCGAGTAGTCGACTGCTTCCGTGAGTGCCTGCTTCCATCGGTCTGAAGGCGCAGCGTTGTACGCCGACATGAACCGGAACGGAAGCTGACGCGACGAGGCGACGCGCTCACGGTCTTCGATGATCTCGACGACCTTCTTCACGTGCGCCTTCGAGATCCCGGCCTCGTCGAAGTTCCGCAGGTTGCGGATGATCGCCATATACCCGAGCGCGTCGGCGTCGATCAGCGCTTCCCACAGCTTCGCCTTGTCGAGCTTCGACCCGCCGAGCGAGAGCGCGTCTTCCCACGTGAGCCCACCCGTCTTCATCCGCTCGGGGTCGAGCAGAATCGCCGGTTCCTGCGCCGCGATGTTGCGAATGCGCCGGTTCGCCGTCAGCATCGGGAAGCCGTCTTCGTCGGCACGCCCGTGGCGACGGTCGATCACGTACTCGAAGAGATCGCCGAGCGCCGTCCCGCGCACCGCAGGGTGCCACGTGGTCGGGCACACGGTGTCGATCACGTCGCCGAAGCGGTAGCCATGCGAGTCGGTGTCGTACTTGAGCACCGTGTACTCGCTGTAGAGACCCCTGCGGTTCGTACCGTGTCCGACGATGGCGTCAGCGATGCCGCGCTTCACGGCGATCGGGATCGAGCGGCCGTACGTCGAGCGGTAGTACGCGATCATCTCGCCGGGCTCGTCGGCGCGCTGTAGCACCGAACGCACGGCGGCGCGAGCGGTGTGCGACTCGTGCAGCGGAGCAGGTTCGCCCGCTGCACGCTGAATCGCCTGCAACGCGCGAGCGTACTCGACTGCGCCGACGATCGCGGCCGTGCGGATGTTGGCTTCCGAGCGCAGCCACTTCAGGAACTCGGCGAGCCACGCGGGGTCGGTCTCGGCGACAGCGGCGACGAGCGCGCGGAATCGGTCGGCTCCGTCGTGTCCGCTCTCATAGAACGACTTCTCAGCGAAGAACCGGCCTGCGCCGAGCATGAACAGCTCGCCTCGCGAGTCGCGCTTGAATCCGGGAGCGCCTTCGTGCGTCGTGAGATCGCGCTTACGAGCACTCGTCACGGGCGACTTCGTCGCGGTGCGCGTGCCTGCGCGGTTGAATTTCGTCATGATGTCCTCTCTTCATACGGGGTGGGAGGACTACACCCCAAAGAGTGACGCGCGAATCCGATCGAGATCGGGACACTGCTGCTCTACCAATTGAGCTACCGATCGGGTAAGCGATCAGACGGGACTCGAACCCGCAACCAGCCGTTTAACAGACGGAAGGAACCGTTCTCTGCACTTCGCGCGCCACTCTTGAGTTGTGAGACCTCCCGATTCAAGGTGCGTGCGGTAATCGGAACACCGATTTCTTTGCGAAAGAAATGTGAAGTAACCGCGCGCGTCACATCGGGAGATGTGAAACTTATGAGGTTGCCCGAATCAAAGTCGGTACCGCTCTTGCGACCGATGCTCTATCCACTGAGCTATCCCCCGATGTTCGGGGGAGCAGGGATCGAACCTGCGACTCTCGGTTCCCTGTGAAGTATGCGAAACCTGCACTTCGGACAACCATGAAATTAGATCATCTTGAATCTCGACGTCGGCGGGAACGGACGTGATCGGAAGCTACCCCCGGCCGAACCGGATGCTTGCCGCGTCTCCATTGGTTAGAGAAGTAACCGCGTGACTTCACTTCAAGATGAAGTTAGGCCGATGAATCAAGTCGCGTTCGGTCATTGCCAATCACGGCGAACCTTGCGGTAGCTGTGTTTAGGATTCGAACCTGAAGTATCCGAGCGCTGCACTTCATCGGTGCATGATTCGAATATACACGAGCCCTCCGGAGCGCGCAACCGGGTACCCGTCTTCGGTGCTGTCGCAGGTGAGACCCGGTGTTGTGTGCCGTGGCGGCGTGTGATAAATTTTTCTGCATCGACACACGACGAGAGGACATCCGATGCAACTGATCTGGAATCTGCACCCGAAGCAGATCAACATTCAGCAGGCGCGCAGCGCCGCGTATCAGTACACGCTGATCAACTACAACGACGGCCGCGCCGAGCTGAGCGTGCAGCACCGGGGCGACCGGCCGAGCGAGACCCCGATCAAACGGTTCATCTACAAGAACCGCAACGGTGCCTTCGGCGGCGCGCAGCGCTTCGAGAATCAGCACGGCTACCGCGACCCCGCGCACCACTCCCCTGCTGAGATCGTGCCGTTCCTGCCCGAGCTGCCCGTGCAGATCGTGCTCGTGATCCGTTCAGCGCAGCAGAACGCGCAGGCGGCGCGGAACACGGTCGACCGGGGCGACGCGCCTGAAGGACTCTTCGAGCAGGAATCCGAGACGTACGACCGCATGTGCGCCGCCGTACTGTGCTGCAAGTCGTATGACTGCTATGTGCGCACCGAGATCGACACGCCGTGGTGCACCACGCACCGCGAGACCTACGAAACGACGGAGAACGACAATGCCTGAACCCCGTGCACCTCGTACCGGCTCCCGGCCGGTGCAGCCGACCGAGAGCGACCCCGAAACTGAGCAGGTTCGGAACACCCTGAAGAACCCGTTCGCGAAGCACTACGGAAAAGACAAGGGAGCGCAGGCACGTTGACGGAGCCGCTACGCGCGAGAGATGTGCGGGTCGGCGACGTCCTGCCGGACGGGTCGACCGTCTACAGCGTCAACCCAAGCGCACGCGGGTACAACATCCTGTCGCGCTTCCCGGACGGTAGTACACAGCGCAAGCAGTACGCGGCGCAAACGATCATGCCGGGTCCCGACGACCGGCATCCTTCCCGCTTCGAAGGCGGGCATCCGTGGGCGCGTAAGGGACGTGTCCGCAGGTCACAGGGAATCTTAAATAAATGGGGGACCCCCCTTGCGGGGTCCCCCGGCCTCATGATAAATTTATTTCATCAGCAAGACCGACACAGACGATAGGACGAAACGATGAGCATCAAGATTCAGAAGCGCGGCGGCGTCGTTCACAACGGGCACCGTGACAACGGCGGCGACCTGGTCTCGAACTGCGGTTCTGGTGAGCGCTACACGATGGGGTCCCTTCGTCAGATGAGCGGGTGGGTCGAGCTGCCGGAAGGCACGGAGACCACTTGCAAGAAGTGCAAGAAGCAGGCCGACGAGGCCGAGCGGCTGGGGTTGCACCTCACGGTCGTCGAAAACGAGAACGGCTCGCGCAGTGTCGTCGACACCCGGAACGAGACCGTTGCCGAGCAGGCGGCGTACATCGAAGAAGGAATCGAGATCGACGAGGCCGACGCCGCCGAGCACGCGCACGGCGAGCAGGTCGCGATCACGAAGTACAGCGCGAACGAAGCCATCGCGACGGCCGTCTTCGAAGGTCGGTCGGTTGGCGGGCACGTCACCCGTGAGCGCGGCCGGTGGGTACTGCGCGCCGAAGGCCGCACGATCCGCGCGAAGACGCTCGGCAAGGTCGCACGTCAGTGGGCGAAGAAGCTCGGCTTCTTCGCGACCACGATCACCGTCGAGACGATGAGCTAAGACTTCCGATCGGCCGGTGTCCGCTAGGGCACCGGCCGACCCCGGACAGGATGAAAGAATGACGAGCATGACCACGACGAACCGCCGAGCAACGCTCGCCTATCGCGAGCGCTCCGGCGCTGTCTACCGCACGAAGCACGCACCGAAGGCCGACGCGCTGTGGCGCGACATCGTCGCCGGAATCGTGTTCATTGTGGTACTGCTGCTCGGCGTCGCCGTCGTGCTCGTCGGTGGCCTGCTCGTATTCGGATAGGGAGAATGGACGATATGACCGACACGAAGGCCGCGCACGTAGTGACACCGAAGCTGACGGCGCTCGAACTCAAGGGGTTCGCCGAAGGCGTGCAAGTGCTCGCCGAACAGATTGAGCACGGACAGGCGAAGGGAGCGACGAAGGAACAGCTCGCCGACGCTGAGCAGGCAGCGCTCGCGCTGCTGCGGAACGCGCCGCTCGCCGTACGTGCGATTCGCAGGCTCGAAGGCTACGCCGACGAGATCGCGACGAGCGCCGCCGAGCGCCGCGACGGCATCATGACGTCGATGTTCGGACCCGACACGGCGTGAAGCTCGACCCGAAGCGCGTCGGCCTCATGCTCGTGATCGTCGGCGCAGTGATGACATGCTCGGCGCTCACGCTGATCGCGCTCGCCGAGACCCTACTGAAAGTCTGACCATGACTACGACGCAAGCCGTACTGATCTTCGCAACGGTTGCACTCGCCGGGGTCGGTCCGTTCATCGCCGTGAAGCGCGGAGGCGACGCCTTCGACTTCGACTTCGACGACGAGACCGAACCGGAGCCGCAGCAGTGCGACGACGACACGACACAGATTCCCCGGGTGACCGACGAGGTTGACCGGTATACGTACTAGAACACCGATGAGAGGACACACGATGGCACGAACGATCACGATTTACGAAGACGGCGACCTGCTCACGCCCGACCAGGCGGCCGACCACTTCGGGTACTCCCGAGAGTACTTCCGCGCCATGACGCAGATGAACGACAAGGCAGGCGATCTGAAGCTGATCAGGCTCAAGATCGAGACCGACGAGTCGTGGCGCAAGGCGAACAAGAGCAAGGTGCGCCACGTCTTCGAGTACTCGGCCTTGAAGCAGTGGTACGACGCGCGGCAGCGTCGGCCGGAGATCAAGGCGAAGACGTGGGCGCGGCGCGGCAAGCCGAGCCCGGTTCTGTAGGGACAGCATGAACGGCCGCCTTCGGGCGGCCGTTTCCGTATACTCGGCGTATGTCGTCGCCTACCGCTCCGGATCTCGCGGCCGAGATCATCGCCGCACTCGACGATGCCGAGCGCGCGAAGATCGATTACACGGCCGACCCCGTGCGATGGGCCACCGACGAGGCAGGCGTGCATCTGTGGTCGAAGCAGCGCGAAGTGATCGAGAGCGTGCGCGACAACCGGCGTACTGCCGTGCACTCGTGCCACAACGTCGGCAAGACGTTCACGGCCGCCGTGACGGCCGCGTGGTGGATCGCTTCCCACCCGCCCGGCGAAGCCTTCGTGCTCTCGACCGCGCCGACTGCCCCTCAGGTTAAGGCGCTGCTGTGGCGCGAGATCGGCCGCCTGCACGGCCGGGCAAATCTCTTCGGCCGTGTGAACCTCACAGAGTGGTACATCCCCAATGAATCCGGCGGGGAAGAACTCGTCGCCTTCGGTCGCACCACGTCGAAGGACAATGAAGCGGCATTCCAGGGTGTGCACTCGAAGTACGTGCTCGTCATTCTCGACGAGGCTTCCGGCGTCGACCCGAAGATTTGGCAGGCGGCCGAGTCGATCGCGTCGAACCGGCTCTCTCGCATCCTCGCGATCGGGAACCCCGACCTACCACATTCGCCGCTCGCTACGGCCTGCCGTGACGAGAGCCCGTACAACGTCATTCACATCGGGATCGAGCACGCTCCGGCGACGACCGGCGAAGTCGTTCCCGATGAGCTGCTCGACTATCTGATCTCGCCGGAGTGGGCGGCCGACATGCTCGCCGAGTGGGGCGAAGAGTCGGCGCTGTATCAGGCGAAGGTTCTCGGGCACTTCCCGACCGGCGCGGCCGACCCGTGGCGCGTGATTTCGGAGATCCACGCCGCCGCGTGCCGCTACATCGAACCGGCCTACGACGCCGACGCCGTGCGCGTGGGCGGGCTCGACGTCGGTGCGGGCGGCGACCGCACGGTGCTTGTCGAGCGCGTGAACGACGCGGTCGGCCGGATCGAGACCTTCACGGAGCGGGACCCCGAAGCGGCGTCGAAGAAACTCGCCGACGTGATCCGGCGATGGGGATTGACCCGCGTCAACGTCGACACGATCGGCGTCGGGTGGGGTCTCGCCGGAATGCTGCGGAAGGAATTCAAGGCCGAAGGGGTCGCGATCGAAGGCGTGAGCTTCGCGCGGAAGTCGAACTTCCCGAAGCGTTTCTTCAACATCCGGGCGGAAGCCTGGTGGCACGGCCGCGAGCTGTCGCGAGATGGGAAGTGGTCGCTCGCGAAGCTCGACGACAACGCGATCGCCGAGCTGACGATGCCTCGCTTCGTCGAGAAGAACGGCCGCATCCTCGTCGAGCCGAAAGAAGACGTGAAGGAACGGCTCGGCCGTTCCCCCGACATCGCCGACGCCGTGCTGCTCGCCTTCTTCGATGGCATCTGGATTCCGCCGGTCTCCGATTCGCGCGGCGCGTTCGACAATGCCGACCTGCTCGGCGGAACGACAAGCGGCGCGATCTTCCCGAACACGCAGATTCCCGGAATGCCGTTCGGCATCCCGACGAGCCTCATGCGCAGATGAGCCCGACCCCCTGCGGGATCGGGCTCATTGAAGTCGTTCTAGTACAGCGAAGTGAAGATCTCGGGAACGAGCACGCCGGGACGGTCGGACAGCTCGACGAGGCGCGTGTTCAGCTTTGCCGCGAGGAATCGCATCTGACGTTCCCACCACTCGGCGAGCTGCGGGTTCGAGTGACGGGCGATGTTGCGTCGGGTGGTCGCGCGGTGCATGTCGCGGATGATCTCAGGCATCGTCTCTGTCCTTCATCTGTCGTCGGTGTGTCGTCGTTCCCTGAATACTATCAGAGTTCCAGCGTGCCGCACGTGCGGGACCCTACAAGAATCGGGAAAATATTTTGTACGAGATTCCTCCCGGTTCCCGGGGTCCCGGCGGTAAGGTTGAGGGACACGACGAAAGGACGAAACGATGAAGTGGGAAAAGCTTGAAGAGTTGAACGAGTGGACCGGCGAAGTTCGGGTGCGCTACATTGCGCAGGTCAACACGAGCGACCACGTCGGCCGCGCCTACCTTCAGGTGATGAAGGTCGGCGACAAGTATCAGTGGTCGACGCACATCGTGGTTGCGCATCAGCCGAAGCTGTCGCGCATGGCGTACGGGTCGATCGCTGCTACTCCGCACGCGCTGCCCGTGGCGAAGATGCTCGCTTCGCGCCGCTCGCTCAAGACGATCCGCGCCGTCGAGCCGCTCACCCGAGCGGCTTAAATAACCGACCGATTTCAGCCCCGGACTGTACGAACGTCCGGGGTTGAGTCATGTCTTTTTGCACTACGGTGCGAATCTATTATGTTACATTCGCCGTATGAATGAAGAGATCGCACATCGATTCGCGTACCACCCGCCCCGCGACGAGGCGGCCGTCAAGGCGCACGAGAAGGTGCGGAAGCTGCTCGGCGACATCGCGCAGGAACTCGACGCGCTGCTGCCTGGCGACCGGCCGCGAGAGAAGGCGCAGACGCTAACGCATCTCGAAGACGCGATGATGTCGGCGAATGCCGCCATCGCGCGCAGCCAGACGGGGGTAACCGGTGGCTGATTGGCGGCTCGCGAAGAGTCTGATCGTGCTCACGTCAGAGATCGAGTACCTGTTTCCCGATACGACCGTGTGGGACATCGGCGACAAGTCTCATCAGAGCACGTGGTCGGACCATAACCCTAACGTCTGCTGCCACGTCGTGTGCGCCGTCGACATCCTGCCCGACGCCGGTCTGAACCTCCCGAAGTTCGTGCAGCACATCGTCATGTACCCGCACCCGAACCTCCGGTACGTGATCTTCGACGAGCAGATCTACCAGCGGAGTAACGGCTTCAAGCCGAAGAAATACAACGGCGTCAACAAGCACAAGAAGCACGCGCACGTGTCGGTCGGGAACGGTCCGGACGGGCGCAGCACTCACGACTACGACAACACTGGTACGTGGGACATCGACGATCTCGGCAAGACGCCGTCGAAGCCTTCGACCCCTTCGAAGCCGAGCACCGGCACGGGCAAGCTGGGAGACAAGATGCCGACGATCGAGCAAGGGAACAAGGGCAGCCGGGTTCGGATGCTGCAAGGTCTGCTCATCGCGTGGGGTCATGACATCCGCGTCGATGGCGTCTTCGGTCCGAACACGGCGAAGGCCGTGCGCGCGTTTCAGACGAAGTACGCGAAGCCGGTTGACGGCATTGTCGGTCCGATCACGTGGAACAAGCTGCTCGGACTTTGATCGGAGGGACGTCATGAAGGACGACAACACAAGCGCCCCGCGAACGACCGTGTACATCTTCGGCGCGACCGTGCTCGCCCTCGTCATGTACTACATCGACGCCGAAGTGAATGAAATCGCGCTGTGGCAAGCAGCGCTCGCAGCGGCAATCCCGTTCGGCGGGCTCGTGCTCGCCACCGTGAAGGCATGGCCTAAGCGGAAGGAACCCGACCAGGATGCATGACGCCGTACTCTTCGTACTGCTCGCGCTCGCCTGCTACCGCGTGACGCGCATCGTCACGACCGACAAGATCACGGAACCGATCTTCGACCGCATCCGGTTCGGGCTCGAACGTCGGTGGTACACGAAGCACGGACCGGTCGGCTCCGACACGCACTTCAATTCGAAGCTCGCGTTCATGCTCTCGTGCCCGTGGTGCCTAGGATTTTGGGTGTCGGGAGCGGGAACGCTGCTAGTATCACTGGCGTACGGGCTTGATTACCCGATAATCACATGGTTTGCAGTGTCGACCGTGGTCGGGTTCCTTGGGCAGTTCGACAGCGAATAGGAGCGACCATGCGGCTTCCGGCGTTTAACAACGTGACGGCGTCGGCTGCTGTCATTCCCCCGCGCCGGATGCACGATCCCGAGTACACGTCCGAGCAGGATCAGCTCTGGGATTACTATCAGCGGCTCGAAGAGTTCTCGGCAGCGGTGAACTGGAAGGCGAACGCGATCTCTCGCGTTCGGCTCATCGCTGCCGAGTTCATGCCGGGCGGCGACGAGCCGATGCCGATCACGGAAGGTCCGATTGCCGACCTCGTCGCCAACTTCGCAGGTGGCATCGGCGGGCAGTCGCAGATTCTCGGCGAGACCGCGATTCACCTGAACGTGCCCGGCGAAGGCTGGCTATGCGGCGTCGAAGACAACTTCGGCGAAGTGACGTGGCGCGTCTACAGCGCCGACGAGCTGCGCGTGCGCCGGACCACCGAAGGCGGGCAGAACGTCGACCGGTACCAAGTCAAGGTCGGCGAGAACAGCCGTGCGTGGGAGTCGCTTCCCGAAGACACGCTAGTCGTCCGTTTCTGGCGTCCGCATCCCCGTTGGGGGTGGAAGGCGACCTCTCGCGCCGCGTACGCGCTCGGCGCGATGAAGGAACTCGACCTCATCAATCGCCGGATCATCGCCGAGACGATTTCGCGCATGGCCGCGAACGGCGTGATCCTGTACGACCGTGGGAAGCTCAGCTTCCCCGAACTGCCCGGTCCGGCTAGCGCCGAGTCGGTCGATCCGTTCGCGCAAGTCCTCGTCGATGTCGGCTCGAAGGGTGTCGCCGATCCGACGAGCGCGCAGGCGACGATCAAAATCCCGATCGGCGCGGATCTCGGCGACTCTGACGTCAAGATCGCCGACCTGATCCACGTCGTCGACCTCTCGAATCCGTTCTCTGAGCGGATGCTCGACCAGCGTGCGGCGGCCGTGACGCGTCTTGCGACGGCGCTCGACATTCCCGCTGAGCAGCTCACGGGACTTGGCGACATGAACCATTGGGGCGCGGCTCAGATCGAAGAAGCCGGGATCAAAGTCCACATCACGCCCGACATGGAAATGATCTGCCATGCCTTCACGGAGGGGTTCCTATACCCCACGCTCGAAGCCGAAGGCCGGTCGCTCACGGGACCGCGAGGCGGCCGGGCGGTTATCTGGTATGACCCGAGCGAGATCGTCATGCGCCCGGATCGCTCGAAAGAAGCGATCGAAGCGTACGACCGTGGCGAGCTGTCGGGGATCGCGCTGCTGCGTGAACTCGGGTTCTCGGAGACCGACCAGCCGGACGAAGCCGAGCTTGACCGGATCATCGAACTGAAGCGCCGCCTGAATCAGGTGACCGAAGCCATCATCACGGGCGACACGGTCGACACAGAGAACCCGGACCTCACGGAAACGCAGGAATCCGTGATCAGCGATCCACCTCCCGAAGACGTCGCCGCGCGGTCGCAGCGCCTACTTGCAGGGGTGGGGCGTGGCTGAACTCGAACCGCAATCGATCGAAGAACTCGAAGCCGCCGCAGCGGAGTATGAAGCGCTCGTCGCGGCTGGGCTCGTGCTCATCGCTGCCGAAGTGGCTAGCCAGATCGAGAACGGCAGCCTCGCGTCGCTATCCGTCGCAGCAGCCGACATCATCACGGCGCTGTGGAACGCGTATGTCGACGAGACGCTACTGCCCGCGCTGACGGCGTCGATGATCAGCGCGGGCGACGAGGTCGGCCGTTCGCTGAGCGCTGTGCTCGGCGACTTGCCGTTTCTGAGCGAGCCGCTCGACACGCAGCAGTATCTTGCGCAGGCGCAGAACCGGCTCGTCGGCATCGGTAACGAACTGTGGTTCAACGCCCGTGCAGCCATCGCGCAAGGGCTCGCCGAAGGCGAAGAGATCCCCAAGATCGCCACGCGCGTCCGTGAGGCGGCCGGGGTGACGGAACCTCGCGCTCGGGTGATCGCCCGGACGGAAAGCCACGGCGCGCGGAACACGGTCAATGCCGCGAGCGTACGCCGCGTCGCAAACGCTTTCGGCAGCGCTGACCCCTTCCGGCGGCGCTGGCAGGCGGCCGAAGACGAGCGCACCCGCGAGACGCACCGCATCGCAGACGGGCAGACGGTCGCGCTGAGCGAGCCGTTCATCGTCGGCGGCGCGTCGCTCGACTTCCCCGGCGACCCCGCCGGACCTCCCGGCGAAATTATCAACTGCCGGTGCACGACGATCACACTCATCGACGTCGATGCGCTCAGCGGTCCCGCATCGACGAACACGCTGACGTTGAACGCTGCTGCTTACCAGATTGAGGAATCACAAATGCCCTGGTCGATTGTCGAAGGCGACGAGCGTTGCGACGCTGGTGAGTTCGCCGTCGTGAAAGATGAAGATCTCGAACTCGAAGGCTGCCACGCGACGCGCGAAGAAGCGGAAGCGCAGATTGCCGCGTTGAACGCTTCCGAAGCCGAAGACGACGCCGACTCGGCCGCGATGCCTGCGACGATGCGCAACACCGTGCCGTGGTCGGGCGTGCTCGTCGTCGAAGGAACGCCGACCGGCGACGGCCGACAGTTCGCGGCCGGGTCGCTCACGTGGCCTGCGCTCGGCGAGACCGCATCCCTTGAGATCCCGCTCGGGTGGATGTACGAGCGCTCGCACGGCGGCATGTCTACCGACAAGGTCGTGAACGTCGGCCGGATCGACACGATCACGCGCTCGGGGAACGAGCTGCTCGGGAGCGGCGTACTCAATCTCGATACCGAATGGGGTCGGAAGGCCGCCGAGCAGATGGGAACCCGGGATGATCCTGGATTCCTCGCAGGCGTGTCGATCGACGCCGACGATCCCGACGATCCTCGTGGCTTGAATATCGAGTACGTCTTTCCGGACTCGTGCGCGCTCGAAGAAGCGCCCGACGACGATCTGCCCGGCGAGAGCCCTGAAGACGAGGTTGCGGCCGAAATGGCGTGCATGATTCCCGAGATGGAGATCTATCACTCGGGACGCATCCGCGCCGCAACGCTCGTCGACATCCCGGCGTACGTCGAAGCCCGGCTCTATCTCGACCAGCCGGTGCCGGAGGGAACGCCCGTCGAAGCTGACGCGCTCGCGATGCCCGTCGTCGCCTCGTCGTTCACGATGGAGATCCCCGACCTGCCTCCGGTCGAGTGGTTCGCCGAGCCGCGCGACGAGCCTGAGATCGGCGCTATCACGGTCACGGATGAAGGCCGCTTCTTCGGCTACCTCGCGCCGAAGAACGTCGCCCACCGTGGCATCCGGGACAAGCGCGTCACGGTGCCTATGGGCAACGTCGATTACGGCGTGTGGATGAACCGCGTGACCATCGCCGACGACGGCCGGGGTGGGTTCGCCCGGATCGCAACCGGACCGATCACGATGGATTGCGGGCACGCATCGGCGTCGCCGCGCGTCGTCGGCGCAGCGCGCCGCGAACACTACGACAATTCGTGCTCGATCGTGGCGACCGTGTGCGTCGGCGAGAACAGCCGGGGTGTGTGGATTGCGGGCGCAGTGCTGCCCGACGTCACGCCCGACCAGATCCGCCGGATGATGGCTTGCCAGCTTTCTGGCGACTGGGGTCCGCACCGCGAGAAGCCCGGGAAGCGCGAGCTTGCCGGGGCACTGCTCGTACCGGTGCCGGGCTTCCCGAAGCGCTCGAACGCCTTCATGTCGATGAAGGCCGGACAGCTCGACCGCGTGACCGTGCCGCTTCGGTTCGGCCGCGTGATGAAGGGACAGACGACGTCGTTCGGCGCGGATGCTGCTGCCGAGCGCATCGCCGCGTCGATCGGGCGCGACCGTGCGTCGCGCGTTCACAGCTTCGCGGCGCTACGCGTCGCGCAGCCTTAGAAAGGATTCCGGCATGGGTTGCAACTGCGGAAGCAAGGCAAAAGGCAAGATCAATCACTTCTCGACCGAAGATCAGGCGCGCATCGCGCGCGAGCGCGGCGGCGTGGTCGTGACCACGGCGAAGTCAACGCAGACCACGAAGACGGCCGAGCAGGTCTCGGCGCAGAACTAACCTTCGATCCGAAGGCTTTTCAGAAATGAAGCCTTCGAATCGATGTATGATCCGCGTATCTACCCGAATACATAGAGGGATGAAATGCCTAAAAACAGCGAAGGCGGGTTCAACCTGCCAGAGGGCACCGAAGAGCTCAATGCTCGGCTGGCGGAGATGAACGACGCCGAGCTGTCCGGGCTTCTCACGAAGCTAGGTGAGGCTTTCGACGCCAAGTACGGCGATGGCACCGGGCTTACCGACGAGGCGCTAGGCGAGCTGGAAACGCTCGGCAAGCAGATCAAGGCCGCTCAGGACATCTCGACCACCCGCGAGGCCGAGCGTGAAGAGCGCGACCGGCGCGGCGCTGAGCTTCGCAACTCGGTTCGTCCGGCGGCCGACGCTGACGCGCAGGCCGAAGGCACCGAAGACGGCGACGACGGCGAAGACGCCGACGCCGAGCAGCCGGAACTCGTCGCCGCGCAGGGTGAGACGCCGCTCGTCGCGGCAATGCTCGCCATGACGGAAACCGCGAACACGATGAAGACGTTCGCGACGAACTACCTGAAGCCCGAGACCGACCTGAACCGTCGCCTCCGGCTCGGCGAGATCGCCAAGTACGCACCGGACGCCGGAGTGCACGAAGAGCGCAGCGAAGCCGTACTCATCGCGTCGGCCGACGTTCCCGGCTTCACGCAGGGCGGCCGGGTCGAGAACATCTACGCTCTCGGGCAGGCTATGCACGCACGTGCGCGGATGCTCCCGGTCTCGAAGACCGGCAACCCGAACATGTACCCCGTCGCAAGCCTGAAGCGTGAATTCAATTTCATGCTGAACGAGAACTCGTCGCCGAGCGACATCAATGAGGTTCTCAAGGCTGCGACCGACGTCGAGATCCTCACGGCCGCAGGCGGATGGTGCGCGCCGAGCGAGATCTCTTACGACTTCTTCAATGTCGTCTGTGAAGACGGCATGATCGACCTGCCCACGGTCGGACTCAACCGGGGCGGCGTGCAGTACCCGACGTCGCCGAGCTTCGGCGACGTGGTCGCGATCCCCGATATCGTATGGGGATGGACGGAACAGGACGACATCGACGCGCTGACGTCGGATTCCGTCTTCAAACCGTGCGTACGTCTGGAGTGCCCTACCTTCGTCGACCGTCGCGCCGACTGCTTCGGATTCTGCGTGACGGCCGGAAACCTGGTCGACTACGCGTACCCCGAACTCGTAGCCAACTGGCTACGCCTCGTGTTCGCGATCCGTGCGAAGGCGACGAACGCGGCGATCATCGACATCATGCTGAACGGCGGGGGATCGGGCGACCCGATCTCGGCGTCGATCCCGGTCGACCACACGGGACTCATGGGCGCGACGACGTCGGCGCTGCTGACGTCGATCGAGCTGTCGATCACGGACTACCGCGAGAAGTTCAGCATGTGCGCCGATTCGGTGCTCGAAGTCGTGCTTCCCCGGTGGGCGAACGCCGTCGTGCGCGCCGACCTCGCGAACCGCGACGGCATCGACGTCTTCGGCGTAACCAACGGCATGATTGCCGATTGGTTCAACCTGCGCGGCGCTCGCGTGCAGTTCGTCGGCGACTGGCAGGTTCGCGAGCCGGGAGCAGCCGGAACCGCGACGCCGGGCGGCGCGACGCCGCTCACGGAGTGGCCCGACACGATGGAATACATGCTCTTCGCACCGGGCACGTTCGTGCGGGGCAACAGCATGTCGCTCGATCTCGGCGTCACGCGCGACTCGGTTCTGAACAGCACGAACGATTTCACGGCGGCGTGGGCGGAAGACTGCTTCGCCATCCTGAAGCCGGGACACGAGTCCCGCGTCGTGACCGTCGCTCTCTGCCCTTCGGGTGAGATCGGCGCTCGCACGTTCACCTGCGCAGGCAGCTAAGCACAGTCGTGACGACAGAGAACAGCACGGAGGGAGGTGAACGGTAGTGGCACGAGGTCGACTCTTGATCAACAGCGGGACGCTTCCGTTCACCGCACCCCAGTTCGACCTACTGTCGACGGCGACGCCGCTAGATATGGCGGATGCGCATTGGCGCATGGGGATCACATGGGAACCGCTCTGCCCTGAGTCGAGCGGCACGTACGATCCCTGCACGGCCGTCGTCGACAACGCCGGAACCGCTGAGCAGGCTCCCGCGCCTCCGGCGAAGTCGGCTACAACCGAATGGCAGACGCGCGGGGCGACGGCGTTCACGGCGTACTCGCGTATCGACTGCTCGCCGGTCGGGCAGTGGGATCAGCTATCGGAGACGAATCAGCAAGCACTGCTTCGCTCCGAAGCACGCTTCGTCGAAACGGCTTTCTGGTCGGGCGTAGCGGGCGGTCAGACGGTCGTCTTCCCACATCTCGCGGCCGATTCTGAAGTCGAAGACGGCGGCGACCTGCTGCAACCGGCCGCGACGGTCGTCACTGCGACGCCGCAGGAAATCGCGGTCGGGATTGCCATGCTCGAAGACGCGATGCGGGACTGCTACCCCGGCGTTGCGACGATTCACCTGCCGATCCGTCTTGCTGCAATCGCGTCTGAACACGACCTCATCACGGCGCGATCCGGCCGGATGTACACCGCGATCGGGTCGAAGGTCGTAATCGGCGACTATCCCGGCACGGCTCCGGACGGTACGACCACAGACGGCGCGACGTGGGTGTACGCCACGGGCGAAGTGTTCTTCGTGCGTGAGCCGACGCCGACTCGCTTCAGCATCGCCGACTCGTTCGACCGCAACGTCAACACGGTCGAAGTGATCGCCGAGCGTACGTACGTGATCGGGTGGGACTGCTGCCTATTTGCAGTCCCGATTCTGAACGGAGAAATCATCTAATGCCTGTGTGTGCAGCACCGATCAAAGCGGAGGTAGCGCGCTTCACGCTGCTCGACGCTTGCGGCGCTCCGGTATTCGGCGACGGGTCGGCGCAGGTCACGACCGACTCGTTCGTCGAAATCCAGAACGCGCCGAACTACGAAGCCGGAACCCGGTTCCTACAGCGCAAGGCGAACGGCGAGCCGTGCGTCAATGAGCAGGACCCGGGATTCCTGAACTGGGTTGAGCAGACGGTCAATCTCTGCACGCTCGACGTCGACCTGATCGCGCTCGTGACGGGTGAGGACCCGATCTCGTCGGCGACCGACTTCGTCGGCGTGCAGTTCGGCGACGGCCTGCTGAACGCTCGATTCTCCAAAGAGGTATGGCAGCCGGTCGCAGGGCAAGGCGCGTGCAACGCCGAAGGTCTACCGCAGTGGATCTATTGGGCGTTTCCGCACGAGTACGACGCTCAGATTCAAGAGTTCACCTTCGCGAACGACGTCTTCACGTTCTCGTACATGTCGAAGACGCGCCCGGCTTCCCCGCTGTGGGACATCGGGAACCCGTGGCTCTCGAACACGCCTGTCGCATCGTGGGGTCCCGGCAAGCACTACGCCTTCGCCATCACGACCACGCCGCCGCCGGAAGCCGGATGCGGCGCTGTCGAAATCGGCAGCTAGTACGCTACGATAATTGCATCTGACCCATTGGGAGCGCCCGTGATCGCCGGTCACGGGCGCTTCTTCGTAGACGAGGCGACACATGACCGACCTGCACATTCCGAAGATCATGCACCATATCTGGATCGGCGGCCCGCTGCCGGTGCACCTGCGGTCGAACTGCATTACGTGGGGCGACCTGCATCCCGATTGGGATATGAAGCTCTGGACTGAAGCCGAGATCGACGAGATCGGACTTCAGAACCGCGCGCTGTACGACCAGGCCGAGAAGATCGTGCCAAGCGACGCCGTCGAGCAGTTCCGCGCCGACATCGTGCGGTACGAGCTGCTCGCGCTCTTCGGCGGCGTGTACGTCGATGTCGACACCCGGCCGCTTCGGAACATCGAACCGGCGCTAGCTGGTCACCACGAATTCGCGGCGCACGAGGATCGCACGTGGATCGGAAACACCTATCTGGGAGCCGTACCCGGTCACCCCGTCATGCAGGCGCTCGTCGCCGGACTTCCCGCGAACGTGCACCGCTTCCGGGGGAAGCGGCCGAATAAGCTCAGCGGACCCCAGTACCTCACGCCGGTATGGAACCGGCACGGCGGGCACATCGCGCCGCAACGGTTGTGGTTCCCGTACTCGTACATCGACGTCAAGCGAAACACGGTGCCCGAGAAGTTCGACCCTGACGTCTTCGCCGTGCATGGGTGGGACCACACCCGACGCGTTCTCGCTTCTCGCCCCAAGATTCGGAGTATCTGAATGCTCACCTTGAATGAACTCGCCGAACTCGACGGCCTGATCTCGCGCGACGTCGGCGAGCTGCTGCATAGCTACGCCTCGTTCGTCGCCGACGATCAAGCTGTCGTCGAACTCGGTTCGTATCGCGGCAAGTCGACGGCCTATCTCGCGACCGGCGCGGCGATGGGCAAACACGCGCCCGTGTACGCGGTCGACGCGTGGTCGGAAGAAGTCTCGGCGTGGCGAAGCGCCGTGCTCTCGACGCTCCCGAGTCCGGTCTTCGAAGACTTCACGGCGCAGCTCGACAAGGCCGGAGTGAGCGACGACGTGCACGTGATCCGCTCGCTGACGACGCTCGCGGCCGAGCTGTACGACGGTCCGCCGGTCGGCCTGCTCTACATCGACGGCGATCACGCGCGCGAAGCCGTGCTTGCCGACTTCCGGGCGTGGCGACGTCACCTTGCGCCGCGCGCACTCGTGATCTTCGACGACTACGGCGTTACGAAGAATCCCGGTGTCGCGCTCGCTGTCGGCGATCTCGAAGCGTCCGGCGAGATCATCGGCGTCGACAAACTCAAGATCGAGCGACTCGCCATCGCCCACGCGGGCGATGTGGTCGGCCGCCGAATCCCGGGAGTCACGAAGTGAAGCAGATCGAGTACACACCGGCCGGGTACTGGGAACGTCGCTACCGCGACGGCCGCACCTCCGGAGCGGGCTCCGAAGGCGACGAAGGCGCGTACAAGGCCGCGTACCTCTCGCAGTTCATCGCCGACCACGCCGTGAAGACCGTCGTCGACTGGGGATGCGGCGACGGGCAAGTGCTCGAACTCGTCGACCTGCATGACGCGCAGTACATCGGGGTCGACGTGTCTCCGCTCGTGATCGCCCGTCTTCGCAGCGATGAAGCGTTTCCGGGGCCGCGCTACCTGTTCCACACGGTCGACTCGTTCTCGACGGGCACACGAACGCAGCTCGAACTCGCGCTCAGCTTCGACGTACTCTTTCACTTCCCCGACGACACGGATTACTTCTCGTACCTGCTGAAACTCTTCGGGAGCGCCGAGAAGTACGTGATGATCTATGCGACGAACTACGCAGGCGGCCGAACGGCTCGCCACGTCTTCCGGCGCGAGTTCACGCCGGACATCGCCGAGCGCTTCCCGCAATGGGAACTCACGACCGTCGAGACGCCGCTGCGCGAAGGTCTCGCCTCGTTCTTCGTGTATGAGAAGGTGTCGTTATGCGGCTCTCGGTAAAGATCATGGCGCACGAGAAGCGTGCGCACCTCGTGCCCGACCTCGTCGAGCGGCTCGGCCTCACAGACGACGATGTGATCTGGGATCGCCGTAACGACCGGTGGGACACCGGCCGTCGCGCATGGGAAGCCGTCGACCAGACGGCCGAATGGGGCATGGTCGTACAGGACGACGCGCTGCCCTGCGCCGACCTCATCGCGGGCATGGAAAAGGCACTAGAGCGCGTGCCGCAGAACGTGCTCGTAACGCCGTACATCGGGACGCGCCGACCTTCGAAGGGCAGGATCGATCGCATCGTGCAAGAAGCTGTCGCCGCGAAGGCCGCGTTCATCGAAATGCCGTCCCTGAATTGGGGAGTCGCGATTACTGCGCCGACGCGGATCATCGACGGGATGCTGCCGTGGTGCGACGTGCAGCAGTATCCGAACTACGACCGGCGCATCGGCCGCTACGCGATCGATGTCCTGCGCATGGAAACGTGGTGCACCTTCCCGAGTCTCGTCGACCACCGAGATATCCCGTCGCTCATCGGGCACGGTGACGGCCGGGTCGCGCATCACTTCATCGGCGCTGAGACGTCGGCGCTTTCGGTAGACTGGGATGCGGGATCGGTGCGCATGAGCGCATCGCGAACGGTCGCACGGTACACCGGAAGCTCGTCGGGCGCGGTCGGACCGTACGGGAGCCGTGGTTACCACGTGGCGCGAAAGCTGCGTGTACCGAAGCAGGGGCGCGTCGAAGACGTCGTTCCCGAGCGGCCGGAGGGGTCGGGGTAAATGGCAGCGCTGGACACCGGACCGTGCGAGGCGTGGCCTACGCTGTGCACGAACTACCCCGCCGAAGCCACGCCTGATCAGATCGCCGACGCCGAGATGATCGCGACGGAAGTGCTGTGGGAAGGCTCGAAGAGTCAATACGGTCTCTGCTCCGTGACGCTCCGGCCGTGCCGGAAGGATTGCTTCCCGGCGTGGCCGTGGATTCCCTCGTCGGGATGGTTCGACGTCGGCGGGATGTCGTGGCCTTACCCGGCTCCGGCGCTCATCGGCGGAAAGTGGTTCAACCTCACGTGCGGCACGTGCTCGTCGGGCTGCTCGTGCACGTCGATCTCGGAAGTGAAGCTTCCGTACCCGGTCGCAGAGATCACTGAAGTGAAGGTCGACGGCGTCGTGCTGCCGACGACGGCGTACCGGGTCGACGAGTGGCAGTACCTCGTACGGCTCGACGGGCAGGACTGGCCTCGTTGCAACGATCTCAATCTCGCCGACACCGAACCCGGAACGTGGTCGGTCACAGCGGAGTACGGCAAGGCCGTGCCACGGCTCGGCATGATGGCGGCCGGACAGCTCGCGACAGAGATCGTGAAGCGGTGCGTCGGCGCGAATAACTGCCTGCTGCCTGAGAGCATGGTTCAGCAGATCACCCGGCAAGGCGTGACGAAGGTGTTCTTCGACGCCGACTCGTTCTCGGCCGGGCGGACCGGGCTCTATTGGGCGGATCTCTTTCTGAACCGCAAGAATCCGTCAAACACCGGGATCGCAACGATCTTCGACATCGACGGCGAGCACGCTCGGCGGGTGGGCACGTAATGGGGCAGAACAACGCGAACCCGTTCGCCGTTTTCGACATCGCTGAGCACATCAAAGATTGCGTGCTCGAACGGCTCGAAATGACGTCGGAAGGACTTCCCGACCGCGCTTGCGTGATCTCGGGCGATCTGGCGTGGGATGAATGCGAGTGCGGGCAGCTTACCGTCGCCATCGCGAACGAGTACGAGTCGAACGGGACGGCGACGCCGCGCGCGGGTGCGGAGAACCCGGGACGGCGCTCGTGTGGTCCCCCGCTGTACGTCGCTAACTACGTCGTGACGATGCTGCGTTGCGCGCCTATTGGCACGAGTACCGCGCCACCTACGTGCGCCGAACTCGAAGCCTTCGCCCGAGTGGCGACCGAAGACGCGTGGGCAGTGCGCACAGGTGTCATCTGCTGCCTTGACGATGCGATCCGCATTCGCCTTCCGAATGGAACGAAGTTGTACCGTGACTTCGTCGTGGGCACGCAAACGCGGGTCGGTCCGCAAGGCGCGTGCGGAGGCTCGGCGTTGCCGGTGTCGGTCACGATCGACAACGGATGCTATCCGTGCGAGGTCAGCTAAGGGGGACCGATGGCGACAGTGCGGGTCACGAACCGGATTAACACGAGCTACATCCGCACTCAGGTCGCTAGGCCGGGCGGACCCCTGCAAGATCTTCTTGCACTGCGCGCACTCGCCGTGCAGGCAGCCGCGAAGGAACGCATCCGTGAAGCGCCTCAGCGTATCGACACGGGCAACCTGATCAACTCGATTCAGTTCGTCATTTACTTCCGCGCCGGAAAGCCGATCGCACGGATCGGGACTAACGTCGAGTACTCCGTGTACGTGCACGAAGGCACTATCTACATGGAAGCGAACCCGTTCCTGCGCGACGGCCTGATTCGCGGGATGCAGCAATTCAGTTAATCGATGTTACGATTCCCGCATGGATTTCACAACTCGGAAGAACAAGCTCGATTTCACGGTCGACGGTCAAGAGTTTCAGACGAAGAGTGCCATCGCATCGGGGATCATCTTCCGCCTGCAAGGCACGTTCGCGAAGCTCGGCGAGAAGGACGAAGTCACCTCGCGCGGCGAAGCGTTCGAAGAGCTGAAAAACGTCTACTCGAAGATTCTCACGCAAGAGGCGTGGTCGCGCTTCGAGCCGCTCATCGAAGGCAACTGCGCCGACGACATGACGCCGGTCGACCCGCTCACGCTCGTCGACATCACGCAGTGGCTCATCGGCGAAGGCTTGGGAAAAGAAACTACGCCGCTGCCGAGTTCCTAGCAGCGTGGGCGACGCATGACACGGTGTGGCCGTTGTTCGACGGGTGGTGCGCCTCGCAGAACGTCGACCCGCTCGAACTGCCGTGGGATCGCTGCCTGAACCTCGTGTACTACTTCGCGACGCGGAATGCCTCAAAAGAGAAGAAACAGGAATTCGACGCCGCAATGTCTAAGCAAGTTGCGGCCGACACGCTGCGGAACATGGCCGCTACCAGGAAAAACGCTCTGAGAGCCACGGAGACGGCCGCAGAGACGCCGGGGGTACCCCAGAGTACCGACGAATCGCAGCCGATTCGCCGTGCCGGGCTGCCTCCACGCCCGGCCGGGTGGGGCGACGACGAAACGGTCACTCGACAGGCGCTCGTCGCCGCTCAGTCACTCAAAGTAGGTGAAAGAACACGACCTTCCGCAGGCTAGTCTAACGGTGACACTTCGGAGGCATCGTGTCTGACGCACTAAGCCGGGCATACGTCGAGATCGAGCCCGACTTTTCAGAGTTCAACCGATCGGTTGAGACCGGCCTTCGGCGTGCGACGCGCCAGATCGAAGCGCGCATTCGCGGCGCGCTCGCGAACGTCGAAGACCGGTTTGCAGCCTTCGGCCGGGAAGCGTCGAGCGAGACCGAAGACGCTTTCCGGTCGATGGCGGACGACGCCGAAGACGCGGCCGACGACATCACGGCAGCGATCAAGCGCATCCCGACGAAGAAGGTTATCGGGATCAACTACGTGACCGACGATCTCGGCAACATCATCGGTCAAGAAGACGTGACGATCGATGTCGATGTCGACGGGAACGAGATCCGCGACGAGGTGCGCGACAAGGTGCGCGCCATCGATCCGCCCAAGATCAATATTCCGATCGACATCGACCGCGAAGGAACCTTCTCGCGGTTCCTGTCGTCGATTACCGGCGTCCGGCTGCCGGTGGCAGGCTTCGCCGCACTTGGCACGGCCGCAGCAGCCGCAGGCGCGGCCGTCGTACAGCTCGGCGCGGCGCTCGCGCCTGCCGTGGGTATCGTCGCCGGACTCCCGGCTGCGGTCGGCGTCGGCGCTGCTGCGATCGGGACGCTGCAAGTCGCGACGGCCGGATTCAGTGACGCGATGGCAGCCGCGTTCGAAGACACGGAAGCCTTCGAAGCCGCGCTTGAAGGTCTATCGCCGAACGCGCAGGCAGCGGCAGAGTCCTTCCGCGCCGTCGTACCTGAACTTCAGGCGATGCAAGACGCCGTGCAAGATGCCTTCTTCCGCGAGTTCGACGACATCATTACGAACATCGCCGAGACCTTGATCGGTCCGCTGTCGGATGGAATGCGCGTCGCGGCCGAAGAGTCCGGCGACCTCGTCGCCGCGCTGCTGAACGTGGCAGGTTCCGAGTCCGGCGTCAACTTCATCAATTCCAGCTTCGCCACGCTGAACAGCACTCTCGCGCAACTGCAAGTGCCCGTCGCGAATCTCTTCACGGCGCTGCTCGATCTCGGAACGGTCGTGAACACGGCCTTCGGAGGGGAAGAAGCCGGAGCAGGTCTCGCGGCGCTGATTCAGCAGTTCGCCGACTTCATCTCGAACGCCGTCGCGTCGGGCGAAGCGCTCGCTTGGGTGAACAACGCGCTGACGGTCTTTCAGCAGCTCGGCGCGATCCTGTCGCCGATCGTCGGCATCATCGGCTCGATCGGCGGCGCTGCTGCTGCCACGGGCGGGAACATTCTCGGCGTCTTCGGTCAAGCGCTGCAAGTATTCGACGACTTCCTAGCGTCGGCGCAAGGGCAAGAAGTGCTCGTCACGCTCTTCGACGCGCTGAATCAGGTCGGCGCGAGCTTCGGAACCGTGCTCGCTAACATCGCTCCGGCGCTGCCACCGATCATCGACGGCATCGCATCGATACTTGGCGTAGTCACTCCGCTACTCGGACCGTTGTCCCAATTGGTCGGATCTGTCCTAGGTGCGCTTGCTCCGATCCTTGGGATCATCGCTGCGGCGATTCAACCCCTAATCGCCCCTTTGACGTCGATTATCACTTTGCTCGGAGAAATCCTAGTCGATGCCCTAGATGCCGTTATGCCCCTAATTGAGCTAATGGCAGACGTCTTGAGCAACAATCTCGCCGTTGCGCTCGAAGTCGTCGGCGCGATTCTTCAGGCAGCAGCGCCGATCTTCGCGGCGCTCTTCGACGCGCTCGAACCGATCATCGAAGCCTTGACGCCGCTCTATGAGCTGCTCGGCGTCGTCGCCGAGATCGTCGGAACCGTGCTCGGTCCGATCATCCAACTACTCGGCGACATCCTGCTGTGGCTCGTCGAGCAGGTAATCGTGCCGTTCGTGATCCCGATTATCGAGTTCCTTGCCGAGCTGCTGACGGTCGTGCTCGGCGCGGCGATTCAGTGGCTCGTCGAGCAATTCCAGCTCGCGGGCGCAGGGCTCGAAATCATCTGGAATTTCATTCGCGACCTGATCGTGCAGCGCGCGGAAGAAATGGCGGCCGGTTTTGAAGCGCTGGTCGCGCTCTTTAAAGTCGGTTGGGCGATCCTGAACAATCAGGTGTTCACGCCGATTAAGAACGGGATCAACACTGTGAAAAGTGTTGTGTCGAGTGCTCTAGACGGAATTAAGTCCGGTTTCAACAGTTTTGTTACGAACGTGACGGGAATCCCCGGACGAATCAAGAGTGCCCTTAGCAACCTGTTTTCGCCGCTTGCGGATGGTTTCCGGTCGGCGATTAACTCGATCATCGGCGGATGGAACAATCTGTCATTCTCGATCCCGTCCGTAGACATTCCCGGTCTCGGGACGGTCGGCGGGGGAACGCTGAACACGCCGAACATCCCGTACCTGCAAACTGGTGGTTTCACCACGGCGCAGGGTCTCGCGATGTTGCACCCCGATGAAATGGTCTTGCCGCTCTCGAACTCGAACGGGATCAACGCGCTCGCGGCTGCGCTTGAAGCGGCCGGAGCCGGGGGAAGCGGCGGCGCACCGATTCAGGTGATCGTGCAGATCGGCAATGAGACCATTACGCAGCTAGTCGACACCCGCGTCACGCAGAACAATAAGACGCTGACGCGCCGTGCTCGCGCGGGAACGGGAAGGGTCTAACGCATGGCAACGCTCACGGCGACCTATCTTGACGATCTCGGCCGTATCCGGCTCGAAATCCTCACGCCGACGCCGAACGTCAGCTACCGAATCGAGCGCTCGACAGACGGCGGTGTGACGTGGCAGCCGGTGCGGGGCGCATCGAACATGGGCACGCTCTCGTCGACCATCGTTGACGACTTCGAGTACACGCCGAACGTCGAGAACCTGTACCGGCTCATGGCTCCGGCGTTCTTTGACTCGTTCAACCGCTCGTACCCGACCGGCGGTGCGCTCGCGCTCGTCGCCGAAGACAACAGCCTTGCGAGCACGCCGGACATTGCGGCGCTCGACATCGTCGGCGACATCGATCTGCGCGCCGACTTCATCTCGGACAACTGGCCTCCGCTCGCTGACTCGACGATCATCGCCAAGTACAACGATGACACGTCGAACCGCTCGTACCGGCTCGACATCCTCACGACCGGGCAGATTCGTATCACGACGTCGCCGGACGGGACGACGCCGCAATCCCATACGTCGACCATCCCCGTTCCGGCGACTATCGGGCAGCGTATCGCCGTGCGTGCGACGCTCGACGTCAACAATGGGGCGGCCGGACGGACGGCGACGTTCTATACGGCGAGCACGATTACGGGCAACTGGGTTCAGCTCGGTTCGCCGGTCACGCTCGCCGGAGTGACGACGATCTTCGCCGGGAATGCGCCACTTGAGATCGGCGGCCGGATCAACTCCGACCGCAATCCGTTCGCCGGGCGTGTCTTCGAAGCGCAGGTGCGGAACGGTATCAACGGCGCTGTAGTCGCCTGGCCTCGCTTCATCAATCAGGCGGCCGGGACGACGAACTTCGTCGACAGTGCCACGCGCGCGTGGACCGTGCACGCGAACGCCGAGATCATCGAAGTCTCGCCGGTCGCGGGTTCCGATTGGGGTACGGCCGACACCGGGCAGGAATGGAACCTAGGCACGTCGTCGTCGGGCTTCTCGGCATACGTCGTGAACGGGAACGGGATCATCGCGAGCGACACCCCGGCCGGAACCATCATGGAAATGGAGACCGACCCGGTTCCCGGCAGCGAAGACGCCGAAATCACGTGGTCGGCCGTCTATCCCGATCCGAAGGAACTGCTCGACACAAGTGTCGAATGGGGGATCGGCCTCCGGTCGAGCGGGTTCGGCAACAATGCGTACGAGTCGAATCTTCGTATGCGCCCCGCCGCGAACGGCTACGCTGTCGAGCTGCGGATTAATAAGTTCGTGGCGAACGTCTTCACGGCGCTCGCAACCGTGAACCTAGGCACATGGGAACGCGACGTACCGTGGTTCATCCGATTCCGCGTGCAGGGCTCGCAGTTGTCGGCGCGTGCGTGGGAACAGGGCACGGCCGAGCCTTCGAACTGGTCGATCACGACTTCCGACACGAGCATCGTCGCCGGGGATCGCATCTTCGCGCGCGGCTTCAAGGGTGCGACGCTCGCATACCGGCAGTACTTCGGGCCGATCGAAGCGAATCTCATTCCGCAGAGTGCGGAGGCGACGGCGTCGGTCGTGCCCGTGCAAGAAGGCGTGTGGCTGAAGTCGATCACGTACCCTATGTTCAACCGCGAACTAGAGTGTGTCGACTGGCAGGAACTCGAACGCGACTCGCGTACGGCGTTCTTCGATATCAAGGGACGTCACGAGATTCTCGGGATCGCCGACGTCGGCTCGTCGGCGTCGTTCGACCTCACCTTCATCTCTCGCTCGAAGGCAGAGAACCGGGCGATCGTGGCGCTGCTCACGTACGGTGGGCTCATGCTCTTGCAACCTCCCGGCGACGACGAGGCCGAAGATTGCCCGATCGCGTTCTCAGGTATCCCGGAGGGGTACGTCATGGTCGGCGGTTCCACGCAGTCGCGAACGGTATACGGTAAACCCATCTGGCTATGGACCGTGCAGTTCACTCGGGTCGCGCCGAGCGACGCCGCCGGAATCCTGCCGACCACGATCACGTGGGTTCAGCTATGGGATCTCATCGGGCCGGAAGGCACGTGGGAAACCGTGTGGGAAACGTGGGAAACGTGGCAAGAGCTCTGGCTTACCACGGGTAACCCGCTCACTTTTGGGGGAATCGTAGGATGACTGACAGGACGACGAGCGACCTTGCGGCGCTGCTGACGCCCGCACCTTCGGCGGGTGTGCAGTTCTCGCAGGGGAAAATTCTCACGTGGGACCGGATCAACCTCCGGAACACGGTCGAGTGGCGCGGTATCACGCTAACCGACTTGCCCTTGATCGAAGGACTGAACAATCTCGTTCTGAAGCCCGGCGACATTATCGGGATGCTCGGGTGGGCTCCGCAGAACTCGAAGGGTGTCGGGTCCTGGTGGATTCTCGGCAAGCTGTCGAACCCCGGCGAGTTCATCGCCGACCTCACGTTCTTTCTCGGGCAAGTCCGATTCCGGACGCAGAACGGTCAATACGACCAGGTCTATTTCGGCTCCGACACTGACGGCGACCCGCTGACGATCCTTTACTACGGCGATCCTGGTAGCACGCGAGCGATTCAGATCTTTGACCGCACTGTGCTCGACATGAACTATGCGGACGGTTCGACATCGATCATCACGAGCGGCACCGAAGGCTCGCAGATCATTCAGATCAAGGATCAAGCCGGGAACGATCTCTTCGCGTCGAACGGCGCAACGGGCGGCGTCGGTATGGCGGACCCCTGGATTCCGTACAACATGTTCCCAACGACGAGCGCGGTACAGAGCGGGACCACTTATCTTCCCTCCACGACGAACGCGACCTTTACGGCTATCTGGCGCGGGTTCAATCCGGTGTACCACCCGGTTATCGCGTACGGCGTCAACGTGATCGCCACCGGTTCGCCGGAGTGGCGCATCCGAGTGAACTACGGCATCGGCGACTTCACGGGCGCGAGCGGCACCGGCACGTCAAGCGGAACCTTTCCGATGCCGAACTTCGGTGCCGGGATGACTCCGGGAACGCAAGTCGAGTTTCAGCTAGAGGCTCGCAACACCGGAGGCGGAACGACGCACATCGGCCTTGACCGGCTGTACGGAAGGCAGACTTAAATGGTCACCGCTGCCGACTTCGCCCCGATCGTCTCGGGCTCGCACACCGCGAAGTTCCGCGCGGTCGCGGTCGACGGGTTCCAAACCGGCGTGACCCCGACCGGCGTCGAGCTGCGGATCATCGATGGCGAAGTCGAGCTTGACGCGACGGCCGATATTCGGGGCGCGGGCTCCGTCGTGATCGCTGAAGCATGGCCGCAAGTCCGGAACCTCTCGCTCGCGCCGTACGGTGCTGAAGTGTTCCTAGCTCGCGGCGTGGATCTCGGCGCGTCCGGTGTGCTGTGGGCTCCGCTCGGGTACTACCGCATCAATGAGACGCAGCAGGGCGACGCGGCGAAGGGTCCGCTCGATCTCACGCTCGAAGACCGGATGTCGACCATCATCGATTCAAGGTTCATCGCGCCTCGTCAATGGCTGCAAGGAACGTCGGTCGGCGAGATCGTCGATGAGATCGTGCTCGAAATCTACCCCGACGCCGTGATCATCTTCGACGACGACTCGAATCTATCCGAACTCGGCCGGGCGCTCATCGCCGAAGAGTCCCGGTACGAAGTGCTGCTCACGCTCGCGCGCGGGCTCGGAAAAATCGTCTATTGGGACGGGCAAGGCCGACTCGTCTTTGAGACCATCCCCGACGAAGGCGAACCGATTTGGACCGTCAACGCCGGTCTTAACGGCGTCATGGTCAAGTCGAAGCGCTCGATCTCGCGCGACGGCGTCTACAACGCCGTCGTCGTGCTTGGCGAAGGCGCTGACGAGCTGACCCCCGTGCGCGCTGTGGCCTTCGACGCGCAGGAATCGAGCCCGACCTTCTTCGGCGGTCCGTTCGGCCGCGTGCCGCGTTTCTACTCGTCGCCGTTCATCACGACACAGTCGCAAGCCGAAGGGGCGGCCGTAAACCTGCTGAGGCAGTCCCTAGGCGCTCCGTACGACGTCGGGGTATCTGCGGTACCGAACCCTGCTCTGAAGCCTTACGATGTCATTCGAGTCGTCTACAACGATGGGACTCGTGAGCTGCACGTGGTCGATAAGGTCTCGATCCCGCTCACGGTTGACGCGGCGCTCGACATCTCGACGCGGCAATCGACCATCGTGCATGTGGGAGTGAACTAATGCCAGAGACACAGACATACGGCTTCGAGTACGAGACGCCGCAATCGAAGCCCGGGATCACGCTCACGGGTGATATCGACGGGTCGGCTCCGATTCTCGCCGAGCAGGTCGACGCAGCGCTAGCCGGAGTCGACTCGCGCTTGACCGGCGCGGAAGGCTCGCTTGCGACCCTTGAAGCCGGAGTCGTGCACGATTCGGGGTGGATCGCGATGAGCGTCACGCCCGCAGGCGGATACTCCATCGTCTTGCAGCAGTACCGCCATTGGGGTCCGCTCGTGTCGATCATGATCGACTTGACCCGGACAGGCGGCGCGTTCGCGGCTAACAGTGCGGGCAACGTTACCGACACGACCGTGTGCACGATCAACACGGTCGCAGCGCGGCCGAGCCAACAGACGCACTGTCTGTTCAATGCCACGGTCACCTCCGGCACGATGCGTATCAACACGTCCGGAGTGGTCACGATCGTCGACATGCATTCGAGTTCCACTATCAGCACCGACGACGCCGTGCGCATCGTGCACACGTACTTCGTCTCGACGACGAACTAAGGGGGACCGATGCCGAACACATCGAACTACAACTTCGAATACGAGTCGCCGACGTCGCTTCCCGGAACAACCATCACGGGCGGACCGGGAGGCGGATCGCCGATCCTCGCGGTTCAGGTCGACACGGCGCTAGCGTCGGTTGAGACGAAGACCGACGTCAACACGGCGAACGTCGCAACGAACACGGCCGCCATCGCCGCTAACGGTACGTCGATCACGAATCTTCAGAACTGGACTCGGCGCGGCACGGTGCTCGTCAACTTCACGTCGTCGGGCAGCTTCACGACGGTCGTGAACTTCGGCTTCACGTTCCCCACGGTTCCGGCTGTCGTGACGAACATCGATTCAGGCGCAGGCGTGACAGCGCGGTTCGAGACGCGGGCGATCACGCTGACGACGACGAGCTTCACGCTCTTCGTGTACACGAGCGTTATCGGCGGTACGGCTACGTGGGTTGACATTCCCGTGTCGTGGATCGCGCACTACGACTAGGCGCGATGGTTCGCCACGTGACCCCGCATGACAAGCACGCTTGCGCGTGGTCGTCTGTGAGCGCGAGCAGCGTTCCCGTGCAGATCGGGCAACGCACGCGCTTACGTGCTCTGATCAGCTTCTTCCGCTGCTTCAAGGTGAGTCCGCCCCATGTGCCGTAAGGCTCGGCGTTCGCGATGGCTTCGACCAGACAGGCGCGTCGAACCGGGCATGTACCGCAGATCTGCGCGGCCGTCGCGGTCGGCTCGGTTGCCTTCTCGTCGGAATCCCATGGATCGAAGTACTGATCTGCGAGGTTCCGGCACGAGGCATCGTCCCGCCAACGGCGCGAAGGCTCGCGGCCGAAGCCGCGAGCCCTCGTCTCACCCGGTTGATTCAAGTTGTCCCCTAGAACTTGCTCGCACAGATCGGACCGATACCGGCTTCGATGCTGTCTTCGTTCGTCAGCAGACGGCCGCAGTTGCAGCACGTGCCGGTGACCTTGCCGTATTCCTTCGCCTGGTCGAGCGTCATACGGTGCTCGGGCTTGATCGAGTTCAGCGGGCGCTTCCCGGTGTACTCGAAGCTGCCTTCGATGAGCTGCTTCGTCGCGAGGTGACCGGACTGCGTGTGGTACACCTTGAAGATGTCACCGTTCACGAGGTACATGCCCTCGTCGAGTTCCGGCGTCGAGCTGAACGCCTTGCGGACGGTCGGCATCGCCATGTACTCAGTGATCTTCGCCGACGCCGTAGCCTTCGACAGCTTGTGCTCGTTAACCCATTTGATCGCGTCGAGCGACTTCGCCGGGTCTTCGATCTTCTCGGCGAGCAGCTTGATCAGGAAATTGATCTGCGCTTCGGTGGCGGGGGAGGCGATAGCGAGAGTGTTCATCGTTCGTCCTTTCGTCGTCGGTATATAAAAATAATACACCGACGATTCCGGGTGCCGCAAGCGGGGTCGATAAATTTTTATCGGCCGCTAGACCAGGCGTTTCGCGTTCGGCTTGTTCTCGAAGCGCTGCGCGTACCGCTGCGCGCCGAGCTTCGAGCGGCACGTGCGTTCGTCGATCGGGTCCGTTGCCCAATCGGACGTGACCGGCTGTACCCACAGCGTCGCGTTCGTGCGCGGCGGCGCGATCATGATGAACCGGTACCGCGCGCTCTCGGCGCGGTACGTGTTCATGCTGCTCTCTTGCTTGATCCATTTCAGGCGCATCTTCATTCCTTTCGTCGGTTCTTCGCGGCTTCGAGAACCGATCGGCGGTACCCCCGAGCCTTCTCGCCGTTCCCCATCGCGAACGCGTTCGCCTCCGGCTTCGCGCCGTAGACGCTCATGCGGCGATGCACTTCCACGTCGGTAATGCCGAGCATCTTCGCGAGCTTCGCGGTCGAGACCCCTTGCAGTCCTTCGGACAACCAAAGCGCCGTACCGAGCACGTCTTTCGACAGTGCCGCGATCGACGTCGTCGACTCGCGTCGCCACGCCTTCCGCGCAGGCAATGCCTTGACGTCTTCCTTTTTCATAAAGAGTACGCGCACCGGGTCGGGCGCGCGATCCTCACCCTGCACTCGTACAAGCGCCCATCCGCCTTTTTGCAAGTCTTCCGCGTGCCATCCCTTCGCTGTGGCGTCTTCGCCGAGCACGTTCCGCGCTTCGGTCGGCGACGGGACGGCGAGCGCGATCTGCGTCGTGAGCTGCATCGAAATCGCCGAGTCGAGTCCGGGACCCTTGCCGCTGACGGTCGGTTTCTGCGTCGCCCACCACAGCGGGATCTGCGCCGAGCGAGCACGACGCGCGAGCGAGCGCAGGCCGGACACGCACTCTTCGACCTCCGACATGAGTTCCGCACCCTCGTCGACCACGACCACGATGCGCGGGCGCTTTGCCGTGGGTTCCCACATGTCGAGCGATTCCGTGCGCATGATCGCTTCGCGCTCGCGCATCTCGTCGCCCAACTCGCGCACGAGCTGCTCGATCCCTTCGGGCTCCGACTCGACGCGCGCGCAGTGCGACCAGAGCGC